CAAGTTTTGAGTTTCTTGTAATTTAACCATCTCCTGAAAAGTGGATTCCAAATTTTGTGGAAGAATGCAATCTTTTATGGTTTGTGGACGATAACGTTCCACCCAAAGAAAATCTGTTGAAGTTTTCATTTGATTATTCGAATCTGGAATTGGTTTCCATTGCAAACCAATACTTTACAGGAACAGTATCGTTTGTGAATTCTCCAACAACATTGGTAGAGAATTTCACGGTATAAGATCCCGGCAACATTCGAAGATTATCTATTTTGAAATTTAAAGTCATTTGTTCTTCGCCTTCGTAATCTTCTGCGATAAGAGTTTTATACGAATTCGAAGTCGGATCTGCAAGATCGCAAATTACCGCATAAATTTTCTGTGATTCGTTTTGAAACGAAATATCAGGCAATTGCATAACTGCAGCCGCCCGTTGTAAATCTGCAAATACCTTTTCTGTTAAGGTAACTTTTGCTGTTGTTTTAGGCATGTTTACATTTTTACTGGGAACCGTGAGCAATTTAGGTTCGCTGTAATAGTAAACAATATTAGAGTTTGCACCGTCAGAAATTGTCACACTTTTCGATGCAAAGCTAAATGCAGGAGAATTAAATAAACTAATTACTCCTAGAAATTTTTGTAAATCCCAGATACCAAATTCTACAGGAAAATCCTCAGATACTGTTGCTTCTGCCATTCCATTTTTTGATGGAGTAATAGTTTTTATAACATTTCCTGGCTTAATTAAAATATTTGAATTTAGACCAGAAAAATTCTTTAGTATTCCTAGAGTTTGTTTTGATATTGTAAATGTTTTCATTTTAGTAACCATAATTATCTCCTGCTGAATCATAATCCATATATGATCGCTTGTCAATATAATCTTGAACTTCTTTTCGGAAATTATTTTTTCCTTTATTTTTTTGAGATTTTTTATCTTTTCTGAATACTGATTTTGTTTTTTTAGATTTCCATGATTCGAAATCTTCAGAATAATCTGATCTCATTAAAAATCTCCTACACTTTCTAATAAATTATTGAGTTTGTGTGATATCATATAATCCAATAAACTGATTTTAGTTTGAACCGGCTTAGAATACGCTTCTAATATTTGGTTTTCTATTTCGTTGGGTATTTCACTAAGATCAATTAATGTTTTGTTTCTATTCCAGTTGTCTATCCATTCTGTTCCAGTAATGGATCCTAAATTGTCTGTTATTTCTTTTCTTTTTTGACGAGTTAATCGATTTTGACGTTTTCCTTCGGTAACAAAGGTATCACTGTCCGAAAGAATGTTAGGAATACCGTCGCCAGAATCTCCTTCTAGGATGTGATCGGTTAGATATTGTTTAGGAGATTCGCATTTGATAAAGTCCTTTTTGATTGTGCTATATTGTTCAACTTTTGGATAGATTTGAAGTTGTTGAAAATCATTATCATTCGAGACAATTAATATTGGTTCTGATTTATGATAATGTTTTGCAAGCACAGCAATAATATCATCTGCCTCTGCGTTGTTTATTTTAATATTTTTGTATGGAAGAACTTCTAATATTTCAGATCTCACGATAGACATATTTTCATATATTTCTGTCCAATTCAAACCAGACGTGTCTTGTTTTCGTTTTCTGTTTTGTTTATATTGTGGAAAAATTGTTTTTCTCCAAGAAGGACCACTGTCATTACAGACAACAATATTTCCATATTTGTTTCCAAATTTTTTATTGATAAATCTATAAGAATTGAATACTAAATGCCTGATGAAATCTGTATTCATTGTAGAATTCGATTTCATATTTTGAAATATGCTGGCGATTAATAATTGGCTATTGTCTACTAAAATCATGTCTAAATCATACCATAAAAATTTTAAAAGTCAACTAGATATCCAAAAAGGGTAATTGTTAATATTTTGGAACATATAAGTTTTACCAGTTGTTGGATTGTGCCATATATCTCCAGATCGAAAATATCCTGTTGGTCTACTTATCGAAGATATTTTTCGATTAGGTATATTTTTCAATTCATTCCATACTGCAGATTTTTCAAAAGGTTCATATAAACTAGAAACATCCTCTGTTGCATAATACAATCTGTCTCTATAAGCTACAATTTCATTTTTTAAATATTGTATTATTTTTCCATTATGATCTATTTTTTTAAAGTACTTTATAATAGAAAAATCTATATCTGTTGTATTTGGTAATTCTTGTTGAGTTGTTTCTGTTTGAGTAATATTTTGTGTAGAACTAGGTTGTTGTTCTATTTGATATAGAGTTGAAAATGCTCCTGACATATAACTCATGTTATTTTATTTATACAACTCAAAATAATAGAATCTTGATTTATTCTATTTTTAGTGGGCAGTTCTTTTGATTTTATTCCGTTCCAAAGTCTTTCCATGAAATTTAAATTTGTGGGATTTAGATTACTGAAAACTGTTTTTGGACTTCTTATTTTTTTCTTTTTGCTATTATTTTCATCGATATTGATTAAAGTAGATCCTTTTATCGAAGCTGAATTAGATATATAACGAGAAATAAATCTGGTCTTTGTGTTGTAGATAAAAATGGTAGAAGATCCAATAATATCTATAGGATTTTGTGATTTTAACCCTAAATCAGAGTCTTCTATTTTATATTTTAATTTTTTAACTAACTTTTCTGGAGTTTTTGGTTTTAGTTTTCTTGATTTTTTGGTTTTCAGAATCAATCCAGTTTGCAGTTGTTTCGATAACAGTTCATAAAATTCCAATAGTAATTTTAGTTGCTTGGGTGTAAGATATGAATAGCCTTCTACCAATTGAATATCCTTTTTGGTTTTGGCGAGTTTTAATTCTTTGATATTTTGTTGCAAAATGCCCTTCATTTCTTCTTCAACTAGTTTTATTGTACCACTAGAAAGATTGCCAATAAATGTTTTGAAATCTAAGATTGGTCTTTGATTTTTTTGAATTATTGTAATCTGATTGTCAATAGCGTTTAATATTTCAGATATTGTTTTTTCTAAGAAATATTTTTCTTGTATTAATTTATTTTTTTTATTCTGTTGTAACTCAATTCCTCTTTTTGCATCTAATCTTATGAAATTTTGTATTCCTGATTCCAATAGAGTCTTTTCTGTTACGGGAAGACGGATGCCGTCTTGTTCCATTTTCAGATAAAGTCCAACTGGTTTAAAATTTTTAGAATGAATCGTTTCCAAATTCAAATACGGTTTATTAATTGTTTTTAAATAATTTATTACTGTATGTTTACAGACCTGATCTGTAGTTTTCTCCACATAACAAAGAAACTTTTTATAAAATTCATTATCATATTCTTTTGTACCGTATTCGATAGTCTGAGGAACAACATCAACGATTGTGATTGGTTTGCGTTTTTGTTTCATGAGTCTAGTATATAGAAATTATAATATAGTCAAGTGATTAATTTGACAATATTTTACTAAAATTTTGTTTTTTCTCAAACGAAATTACGTGTTCGAACTTATCTACCAGTTGATCAGCTTTATGGCTAATAATATAAGTATTGGAATTTTGACTAACTAATTTTATTAATTTTATCAACTCTTCTGTTCCTACTATATCCAAAGAAGAATCAAAGACTTCATCCAATATTAATAAATTGCAATTAACACTATTTTTTGCTTTTGCTATTTCTCTCCATGCAAGTAAAAGAGAAAGATCAATCCTCATTTTTTCTCCCTCTGAAAAGTTTTCATAAGAAAATATATCTCTGTTTCTACTTTTTATTTGTTCATTGAAATTTTCATCCAATATAAATTGAACAAAAAAATCCATGGATCTTAAAAATTTATTGATGTATGAATTTATGTGTGGAAGATAATATTTTATAATTTTACTCTTTACTCCAGAATCTTTGAGCAACTCAAATATATTTTCATTATATATGATTTCTTCTGATATTTCTTGTTTGTTTTTTTCTAGAAATTCAATTTCTAATTTTAATTCATTTAATTTTTTATTTTCAGATTCAAACAATTGATTTTTTTCTACTTTCGATTGTTTCTTTTTAAACAATTGAGCCAATTGCGATTTACTAGACTCAATATTTGCTTCTTTTTTTCCAGAAAGAATTTGAAGTTTTATTATAGAATCCAGTTCTGTTTGCAATGTGTTATATAAATCTGAAGTTAATTGTATTTCTTTTTCTATATCTTTAAGACCACTTTGTTGTTTTTCTTTTTTCTGGATTTCTTTTTGCATTTTTGATTCTTTAAAATCTGAAGCAATGGTTTGACCACACTGAGAGCAAGAATCATTGTTACGATAAAACTCTATTTTTTTTGAAAGAGATTGGATATTGTTATTAAATTTTAATTGAAGTTCTTTGAGTTTTTCTAAATTGAGTTTTATTGTATTTTTATTTTGGGTCGATTTTGTTAAATTTTGAATCTCTTGTGTTATTTTTTTATGATCTGTTTCTAACGTGGACAACAAAATTTCAATATCTTTTATCTCTCGATTCAGTTGATTTTCGTATTCTGTGGTATCCGTGGTTATATTTTTAACATATTTTTCTTGAATCTCTATTTTATTTTTTAAAATTTCAAGTCGTATTCTCAATTGTTTTAGATTTTCTTTCATTTGCATAATTTTACCTTTTATTATTATGTTCATGTTAGAAAATATATCGATGTCTAGAATGTTTTCTATTACCAAACGTCTATCGTTTATTGATAATTGCATAAATGGAACAAAAGAAGAACTTCCCAAAATAATAACCTGGGTAAAAGTCTTAAAGTTCATTTTTAAAATTGAGTCTTCTAGAATTTTTTGATAATCTAAACTATTAGAATCCTGATTTAATAGTTCTGTATTTTTATAAATTTCAAATATTTTTGGATTTAATCCTCGTTTGATTAAATATTCATCAGAACCTTTAGAAAATTGAATTTCTACAATACAATTTTTTGAATTAATACTGTTCGCCAATTGAGATATATTAATTTTTCTAAAAGGTTTTCCAAAAAGACCATAAGTTATAGAATCTAAAAAAGCAAAAGATTTTCCACTACCGTTGTTTCCATGAATTAAAGTCGTAGAATTTTTATTTAAATTTATTGTTGTAAATGAATTTCCAAAAGATCCGAAATTTTTAAATTTAACCGTTTTGAATATTATCATCTAATTTTCTCTCAGGAACAACCATTGATCTAAATTCTATAGGATTTTTATCCAGTTGCATAATTTGGGCATATAAATCATTTTTTGTTTGTAAACGAGAACTAAAAGGGTTTTCTGTTCCTACTCTTAGATGTTTTTGACTAAAGTTATTTTCATTATTAATTGGATCTTTTTTTGTATCTGAGTCATCTAAATTTCTTTTTTGACAACTAGAACATCCACTTGTTTTTGGTTTTTCTAAACGAAGATTTCCTTCTCTGAGTGTTTTTGCATATCCATCCCCGTAATACCAAAATATTTCTTCTCCTTCTTCTATGTTTCGAAGAGCTGCTAGAAAAATTCTTTTCATTGCTTTATCGTATATCCAATATGAATTGGGCGAATCAGAATGATTATAAATCATTGCATTTCCTGTTGCCATGACATATGTTGGACCATTTTCTGCGCAGATTGAATCTCCTGTATCACATGGCCAAGTGAAACAATACTTAGTTACAACCCAATCTCTGTTTGATCTTGTTGTAGTGTCTAGCAGAATTGCACTAACTTCTTCTATTATTTCACCAGAATTTATATTCTGTTTTGCAAAACAACCCAAACCTTGAATTGGGGACCTTCCAACATAAGATTTGGTTTCGGTAAATTTGGATGGAACAGAAAATTCTATAGTTTTCGTTTTATTGTTTATAACAAGAGCGGTTTTGTTATTTGCTGCTGATTTTCCGCTGTTTGGTAATTCTATTTCTTCGATTACTGGTTGATTTGTTAATAATTCGTTCATAGGGAAAGTGCCTCTGTGTAAATGTCTTTTACTAAAGATTTAAGTTTTTCTTTATTCAAATCATTATTTAATGCATCTATTTCTTTATTTATTATACTCAAGGTGTCTTGAGTTATATCTATTTCTGGATTTTCTATTTTTTCTGTAAAATCATCTATTATTGTTAGTTCTTGTGTTTCAATAGTGTACAGTTTGTTTATAAATTTGTCAAATATAATTGGTTTATTTTTTGTCCTAACTATAACTTTTATGAAGGTATTTTTATATTTTGTATAATCTTCTTCTAATAATTCTTCTCCTAATATTGTATCATCATAACGAATAATATTAAATACTCGCCTTTCATTTTCTATAAAATCTAATTCTCTAGACTGTGTATTTAATGTATGAAATCCTTTAATTATACCTGCATCTGAAAAACTTAATTGATATTGAGACCCGAGATAGTGAATATTGTCTTTAGATTGTTTAATATGAAAATGACCAGACAATACCATTTCAAATTTATC